GAAATTTTGCTTTAGCGGCGGTTTTTTTGTTTTCTGAACCAAATTTTCCAAGTTCTTTACCTAATTGCTCTGAATTAGCTATTCGTTGTTTTTTACCTAGCCCAATATCAGTTGATACAGAATCAAAGAACTGTCCAGCTACTTTTCGTACAGAATTAGTGGTATCGGAAATAAGTCCTGTCGCTGTATTGACGCCTCTTTCAAATAAATTCATAATTTGGTTAAACTCCTACAAGTATTTAGTTGACTTTATTAACTACATAGTTTATAATATGACTTTAAACCTGGAGAATATACATTGCGAAAAGTAAATTACCTAAACAATAAAGATATACTTGCAGAAATTCATAAGTCTAAGAACTCATTTAGCAGTTATACTGATGATGATGCTAACCAATACGATTTAATACTTACTAGTATTGATAAAATTAACATTCGTACTACAGCCGAGGCTAAACGAGTACAAGCTAAACGTCTTAGCCAAAAAGAATACGAAAGACGTAAAGCAAACGGTGAAAAAGTTAAACAAGCTGAATGTGAAATAGACTATAAAAAAATAAGCAAACAAGATGTGATTTTTAGAGTTATGATGTTTGATCACATACCTGATCAGCCAGGTCGTAAAAAGAAACCTAAAACCGTAGCGGATACTAAAGAAAAATTAAACTTTCCGCCATTCCAACATTTTAAATTTAATGACAATGACGAATTAGTATGTATAGGTAAAAGTCATTGGGTTGGTGGTATGGAGAACGGTTACTATGATAAAAGTTGTGGACAAGCAACTAACAAACTAGCTATGATGTGGATGAAACTATGTGAACGCTATGCAACTAGAGGCAATGTTCGCGGATATACATATAATGACGAAATGAAAGGTCAAGCAATTTTACAACTTGCACAGATAGGCTTACAATTTGATGAATCTAAATCAAATAATCCGTTTGCATATTATACTGCCGCTGTTACAAATTCCTTTGTTAGAATTATCAACATAGAAAAAAGAAATCAAAATATTAGAGATGATATTTTAGAAATGAATCATATGAATCCGTCATTTACAAGACAGAATCAAGGCGTATGGGAGCGTGAGCAAGAACAACACAAAACAAGAACTGCGATACCCCCAAAAGTTACAACTATAAAAGTTTCGAAGAAAGAAGGAGTTGACAAATAATCGTTAAGAGTTTATACTATACATAAGAGGATATAAAATTGTTTAAAAAGGCCGCCGTCTTTACGGATATACATTTTGGATTAAAATCTAACAGTAAAGTCCACAACGAGGATTGTGAAGAATTTATAGATTGGTTTATTGATCAAGCTAAAGAGAATAATTGTGAAACTGGCATCTTTATGGGTGACTGGCATCACAATAGAAACAGCTTGAACATTACTACTATGGATGCTACCATTAGAAGTTTAGAAAAACTTGGAAAAGCATTTGAAAATTTTTATTTCTTTCCTGGCAACCACGACTTGTATTACAAAGACAAACGAGACATTCATTCTGTTGAGTTTGGCAAGCACATTCCTGGCATTACCATCGTTAACAAAATTACAACAATGGGTGATACTACATTAATACCATGGCTTGTAGGCGATGAATGGAAACAAATTCCTAAAATTAAAAGCAAATATATATTTGGACATTTTGAACTTCCAAATTTTTATATGAATGCAATGGTACAAATGCCTGATACAGGAGAATTACAAGCTGACCATTTTAAACATCAAGACTATGTATTTTCAGGGCATTTTCATAAACGACAAGTTAAGGGTACTGTAAATTATATTGGTAATGCATTACCTCATAACTATGCCGATGCTTGGGACGACGAAAGAGGTATGATGGTGCTGGAGCACGGCGGCGTTCCACAATATCTTAACTGGTGGAATTGTCCCAAGTATCGTACAGTAAAATTATCACAGTTATTAGATGAAAAAGACACTTTAATTAAACCTAAAATGTATTTGAGGGTTACATTAGACTTACCTATTTCATATGAAGAAGCTAGTTTTATTAAAGAAACATTCCTTCATGAACATGATTGTAGAGAAATTACACTTATTCCTAATACTACAGATGAAGAAATTAATACAGATATTGACATTACAAAATTTGAAAGTGTTGATCAAATTGTTGCCAAGGAAATTCAAGCTATTGAATCTGATAGTTATGATAAAGCAAAATTACTTGACATTTATAACAAGTTAGGAGAAGACCGTGATTAGAATACAAGACCTAACAGTTAAAAATTTTATGAGTGTAGGTAATACTACACAAGCAATTAACTTTAATCAACATCAACTTACACTTGTACTAGGTGAAAATATAGATCAAGGTGGCGATGACGCTGGTTCACGTAACGGAACAGGTAAAACAACAATTATTAATGCTATAAGTTACGGATTATATGGTCAAGCCCTTACAAATATTAGACGTGATAACTTAGTAAACAAAACTAATAACAAAGGTATGTTAGTTACGCTAACTTTTGAAAAAAATGGAGTAAGTTATCATATTGAGAGAGGTCGTAAGCCAAATTTACTAAAATTCTCTATTAATAATGAAGATCAAGAAATAACTGACGAAAGTCAAGGTGATTCACGTAAGACTCAACAAGACATTAATACATTGTTAGGTATGAGCCATGAGATGTTTAAGCATATATTAGCATTAAACACATATACTGAACCTTTCTTAGCATTAAAGAACAATGATCAACGTGCTATTATAGAACAACTATTAGGTGTTACTATATTATCTGAAAAAGCAGACCTTTTAAGAGAACAAATGCGTATTAATAAAGAGCATATTGTTCAAGAGAATGCAAGACTTACTGCACTTAAAGATAGTAACGAAAAAATTAAAGAGAATATTGACAGATTACATAGCAGAAGAAAGGCTTGGATAGCACAAAACAAACAATCGTGCGATAAACTACAGAAAGCAATTTACGAATTAGAACAATTAGATATTGATAGTGAACTTGATGACCACGAACAACTAGCATCTTGGTCTGACCTTAACAAGCATCATACAAATCTTACAAAAGAACTAGCAACTGTAGAACGTGCATTAGAACAAGCTGATAAAAATGTACAAAAAGTTGGAACTGATCTTGATGACCTTGAACATGCTAAGTGTTACGCCTGTGGTCAAGAACTTCATGATGATAAACTTGAAGAAATGAAGGACAAACTACAAAAAGACTATGGCGATGCACATACATATATGATTGAAATTGCTAACAAGTATGATAAGGTTAAAGCAAAACTTGAAGACATTGGTACATTGGATTTAAAACCTAATACTTTTTATGAAACAGCCAAAGAAGCATATGAACATAGAGGCAATGTTGAAAGTTTAAAGAAAACATTAGCAGAAAAAACAGATGAAGTAGATCCTTATCAAGAACAAATTGATGATTTAAAAGAAACAGCATTACAAGAACTTAATTGGGATAATATAAACGAATTAAACTCTTTAAAAGACCATCAAGACTTTTTATATAAGCTCTTAACTAATAAAGATAGCTTTATAAGAAAGAAAATTATTGATCAAAATCTTGCATACTTAAATAATAGGCTTACATATTATCTTAATAAACTTGGATTGCCGCACCAAGTACTATTTCAAAACGATCTAAATGTAGAAATTACACAATTAGGTCAAGACCTAGACTTTGATAACTTGTCAAGGGGTGAACGTAATAGATTAATCCTTGGATTGAGTTTTTCTTTTAGAGATGTTTGGGAAAGTTTATATCAACAAGTTAATTTACTATTTGTTGATGAACTAATAGATAGTGGTATGGACTCAGCAGGTGTTGAAGCTTCATTGAGCGTACTTAAGAAGATGGGTAGAGAACGTAATAAAAATATATACCTTATTTCGCATAAAGATGAATTACAAGGAAGGGTAACTAACGTACTTAAAGTTGTCAAAGAAGCTGGGTTTACATCTTACGATAATGATGTAGAGGTAACACAATGACCGATATAAACGATGATACGCACGACTTACTAACAAAAGCATATATAGAATATTATAAAAATAATGAAAATTTTGAAAAACGTAAAAGTGAAAAGACTAAACGTGCAACTAGAAGATGGTTAAGTGAAATACGTAGGTTAGCTTCTCTTCGAAGAGTAGAAGTTATGGATTCTCATCGGGCACATCATCAGAAACAAGACGACTAATGCCAATTCTATGTAAGTATCTACATGGAATGGACTTTTAAAAACAAAATTATACAACAATTACCAGATGATTGCGTAGGGTTTGTATACATTATTACTAATACAACTAACAATAGAAAATATATTGGTAAAAAATTAGCTAGATTCAAAAAAACTAGACCTCCACTTAAAGGCAGAACTAATAAACGTAGAAGTACAGTAGAAAGCGACTGGAAAGATTACTGGGGATCTAGCGACACACTATTAGCCGACATTGAAAAACTAGGTAAAGGTAAATTTACAAGAGAAATATTACATTACTGTCCAAGTAAAGGTGTTACAAGCTACTTAGAAGCAAGAGAGCAGTTTGAACGCAGAGTATTAGAAACTGACGAGTACTACAACGGCATTATTAACGTACGAGTAGGCGGGTCTAAGATATTAAGAGAAGCCCTTAAAGGCAAATAAGCCAGATTTACATCTAATAATAAAACTCCACTATAATTATCAGTACAGGCACAACTCTTCCACACACAGGCAAAAAATAAGCAACGCTGTTTGATCGAGGTAGCTCGATTCACCTTGAAGACGTACTCAAATGACGTCTAGATACTGGTGTGTTGCAAGGCTAGACTAACTTTAGGTCTAAAAGATGCTGGCTCTGAGTAAAAAGCAACCAGCTCGGTAGAAAATTCCGCTTGATAGGGATTAATACCGTCCGTAACTATACGAAGGCTGAAGTAAGGGGTTGTCGGGTTACCGCCTCTGTACATTTAATGTAATCTTCTTTATCAAGATGGTACGCTCATCTCACATGATGGCTATTAAATACTTTGTCCGGAGACGGGCGAAGTATGGCTCAACTATCTACATGATGCAAAAGTGCTTAACGCACTTATTCATCTTAAAGAAATAAAATGTTTGAGCGTAAGCGAAAACAAAGTGAGCTTTAGCTCACTTCAGAACAACCATTAATAAGACTTATATATTAATGTAGTTCTGGATCTCTTCCAAGACCTTTAACAGTATACTTGATGTCTGATACTATTTCGTAAATACCATTAGGGTTAGCATCTTGTAGCTGTTGCATAACTTCATATGCTTCTGATTCACTACTACAATCAATTAACTCAACATTCTGAGTAACTGTCTCAATAACCTTATATATAGTCTGAGGCATAAGAGTATTTAAGAAGCTATGTCGAAGGATTATAGCTAAATATAACTGAACAGGGAGTTTATAATGAAAATACACCAAATAATCAGCGAATCTGAGGTTGTTAATGAAGTTCCTGGTAGGGGTATGTTGAAGCGTGGTCTTGCTAAAGTAGGTGCCAAGATGGCAGGTGCTGTTGGAGCCAAAGGTGTTCAAGCAAAAGTGCAAGGCGGTTTAGATGCCGATGCTAGAGGCAAAGAACTTTATAAGTCTTGGATGGCTTATGCAGGTCAGACTCAAGCAGATGCAAAAACACCTACCAAGGCCGAAGTAGCAGATTTTATGGCTACACAAAAAATGCCAACAGGACAATTAAACAAACATAAAGACGGTCCTTTACCAGCAGGCGCTATTGATACTATATTACAAGGTGCGGCACAAGATTCTTTTAAAGGAAAAGCCGGACAAGCGGCAGTAGGTCAAGGAGACTCGCCAGAGCCAGAAACTGCTGGAGAAAAATGGGGAGCTCAGCCCGGAGGAGAAGCAGGAGCTAAAGCAGGCGGAGGAGCACCAGGAGAAGCAGGAGCTAAAGCAGGCGGAGGCAAGGTTCCACAGAATTTACAAAAACAAATTGATGCTTTAAACCCGCAACAAAAACAAGAACTAGTTAAGTTACTCTAAGGAAAGTTAAACAATGAAACTGCAAGAAGTTTTCGCTTACAATCTTAAATCTCAACACATACTAAATGAAGGTTGGGATACACTCAATGAAAGCCAACGTCTGTATCTTGGAAAAGCTGAGCGAGAACTATGGCCGTTAATGGAACAACTTTGTAAAGTATTTGAAGCAGAACTTACAGCAGATCAAATCCAATCAATATTTAAAGGCGCTGAAACTCATGCAATGGATACAGGCACAAATAAAACTGCATTAGGTAAGGCAGGTGACGCCGCAGGTGCCGCCGCAAAACTTCCAATTAAATTAATGAAGACTGTTAATGATAAGATTAACGAACTTGGTAAAGCGGCACAAAAAACTGGTCCTGTTCAACACATAGATAAAAAGTTTGAAGATTTAAAAAAGCAAATTGGATCTAGCGATGGAAAAATTGTCCAGGGTGTTAAATTTATTAGCGACTGGGCAAAAGAAAATCCAGGCAAGGCAAGTTTAGCAGTAGCTATATTAACAGCGGCGGCGGCCTTTGCTACTGGACCAGGCGGTGGTGCGGCAGTTGGTTTCTTATTAAAAGGTACTAAAGGATTATTAAAAGGTGATAAACTTTCGTCAGCGACTGGTCAAGCGGCTAAGATGGCGGCAGTTGGTGCAGGTATAGGCGCCCTTGGTGATCAAATTAGTGAATTATTACCAGGAGAAATTTCAAATACATTTATTAACGATGCCTCAGGTGAAATTGATGTAACGCAATTATCTGCCATGGACGCAACTAGCCTAGCTGATATTGATGCTGATGCGGCCAACGAACTTATACAAACACAAGGCGCGATGCAAGAATTAATGCGATCATCTGATCTTGATGCAGAAGCAAAAGAAATTCTTCAAGGTCAATGGGATCAAGTTAATGCTAAGATAGTTGAACTTAATGGCGGCGGAAATGTAACTGATGGCATTGATAATATGCAAGCCGAATTTGACATCGAGGGTACAGGTGCTGATATTGAAAAAACAACCTCAGGTACAGAGTTAGACGGATCTGAAATAGACACAACTGAAGTTACAGCTGAATTAAGTGCAAGTGAACTTAATGATTTAGGTATTAATTCAGCAGACTTTCCTGATAACGAATGGTTAACACAAAATACACAAAAGTTTCTTGATGCTGGTATGACACAAGAACAAATTGATGCACTACAAGATGTACAAGGATTTGAAAGAGCATTAGCTAATAAAGAATTTATGGGTATGAATATTTCATCAGATATGGAATCGGCTATATCAACTGACAATATAAAAGTTGACGGTATTCCGGATGACATATCAGTTGGTGAAACCTTTAAATCAAGTACCTCACTAACCTTAGATGACGGAACTGTATACAGTGGTAGTGTAACAACAGAAATTTCAGGTGTTGATGCTAACGGCAATGCTGTATACAAACTAGTAGATGTACAAACAATGACTAATCCAATGAGTGATGAATTATCTAAGGCATTAGAAGCTCTACCTGAAGAAATGCAAGATGAATTATTTGATAAAGTAATGGATACTGGTGTAGCATCGGGTTCAATGGAAACAGCAATTGACAACACGACAGCAAATATTGTTAAAGCGGCGGCGGCAGTTGGAATCGGGGCAGGACTTGCAAAAGCAGATTTAAAACCCCAGGCGGCTAAAAGTGGTGATCAAACCGAATTTGATTTTAGCAAAAACCAACAAGAAGCATATAAACGAGACTTACACAGAATGTTAGCAGAAGTTGATCCATCTAGACTAGATCTAGAAGATCCTAAATACCAACAAGATCCTAAATCAGGAACACAGACGGATATGTTTAAAGATGCCGGATTAGAAGATCCTAATACAATGGGTGCAAAAGCAAAAAGAGGATTAGGTGCGGCAGGTAAATGGGCTAAAGATAAAGTAGCAGGTGGAGTAGCCGGCGTTAAACAAGGTATGAAAGATGCAGGAAACAAAGTTACTGCTAACAAACTTAATAAAGCCTGGAAAAAAGCAGGCTCACCGATGGACACAGGAGCCGTTGTTAATATATTAGCTGATGCAGGATTAAGCAACGACGATATAACATCAATTGGAACAAGTACTAAAGTTGATTTACCACAACCAACAAGTGCAGAACCAGAAGCAGATGCTGGTGCTGAAACAGGAACTGAAAAAGATCCAGAAGGTGTTAAACCTAATCAAGGAACAGATAATAAAATTGAAAATGGAACTACAGCAGAGTATGATGGTAAAGAATATACTCAACAAGGTGGAGAATGGCTTGACCCAAATAACAAAAAAGCACCACCTGAAATAGAAAAAGAATTAGATGCACAAGTGGCAACACCTAAAGATGAAGAAACAGTTCCATCAGATGGAGGAACAGCAGGTGAAGACGAAGCAGGTGCAGAGTATAAACCTAAAAAAGACGACATAGTTAGTTGGATAGATCCTACCTCAAAGAAAGAACGAATTGCGACAGTTGTAGAACCTGTCGCGCCAGCAGATTCTAACATGTCAATAGTGCAAATTGATGGACAAAATGGTACTGTTGCAATTACAACATCAAAACTCCAATCAGCAGAAGATAGCACAGCACCAGATAAACCAGCAGGTGCAGAAGCAGATCCTACTAAAGCAGGTGCAGAACCAACAGCAGAACGTAATCCTAAAATTAAAGTTGCCGCAGGCGCAGGCCAAATGGCAAAAGGTAATGATGGTGAAGATTATGTTTGGGCAGGAGGGCAGTGGATTAATAATACAAGCGCCAAAGTAGCAAAAAAAGAAGTTGCGGCTGAACTAGGTACACCGGGTGCAGAACCTAAAGCAGGCACAGATCCTAAAACAGATACTGGAGCAGGAGCAGGAGCAGAAGCAGATCCTACTAAAGCAGGTGCAGAAGCAGATCCTACTAAAGCAGGTGCAGAAGCAGATCCTACTAAAGCAGGTGCAGAAGCAGAACCAGAAGCAGGTACAGACGCCGGA